TTCAATAACACCCAACGGAATTAATTGTAAGTGTGTAACTATTAGCATATTAGTCGATGATAACGGAAACCCAATTAATGATACAATAATTGAAAGGGCGCAAAAAATGCTCGACAAGTCGAAGTTTGCAACTAACCAAAAATGTTCATGCTGTTGATTCGGCATAAGGGGATTAAGTGAAAGTCTATCAGGTAAACGTCACGACAAAGGTTAATAACCAGTCGATTAGACGCGAAACATATAACGGTAAAGAGCACTGGATTCTGCCTAGTTACACCTTGCCGGCTAACGTCATCATGAATGGCGGATTGTACACTGCTGAGCAGATTGATAAACACTACGAAGGTCTAGAGGGTACACTTGCACCGCTAGGTCATCCAGAGGTGAACGGTCAGTTTGTGTCGGCATTTAGTCCAGAAGGTATTAACCAAGGCCATGTTGGCGCATGGAACCGCAACGCCAAGAAAGCCGGAAACCGAATCTACGTAGAGAAGTGGATTGATATAGAAGTAGCCAAACAGTCTGAAAAAGGTCGAGAGCTAATTGATCGCATCGAGGCCATTGAGCGCGGGGAGGATGTGCCACCAATTCATACTAGTATCGCTGTATTCCTTGAGCGCCTAGAGCCAAATGAAGAGCAAAAGCAAATGGGTGCTGAGTGGGTTGCTGATATCAAATCGGTAGACCATGACGCGATCTTGCTGCATGAGGTTGGCGCAGCTACACCAGAGCAAGGTGTTGGTATGATGGTTAATGCCGACCAAGCTGTGACGTTAAAACCTGTTGCAAACAAAACAGCAATGGATGGCGAGTCATTTAGACGCAAAGAAAAACTACTCGATCAAGCGGCTCGCAAAAGGTTTGTTAATAGCGATGATGATTATTCGTGGGTAGCAGACTTTACTGACACTCAAGCTATTATCCTAATTAACGGCGAGGCAATGGTTTACACATATTCGCGAGAAGGTGATACAATTACCTTTGAAGATAATGGAACGCCAGTGCAACGTGAGGAATCTTGGGTTACAATGGCTATGAATACGGCTAAACGCTTTATTCCATTTTTCGGCAAGCAGGATAACCCTGCAACAAACCAACAGGAGGGCGACATGCCTTTGACACCAGAAGAGAAACAAGAGCTAATCACCGAAATTGGCAAAGGCTTGGCGGCTAATGTTGCAGAAGCTGTAAAACCTATTGCTGATTCTTTGAATGATCTTAAAGCTAACACTGACGAAAAATTCAAAGTGTTGACCGCTAACCACGACGCAGAAGAAGCGCGCAAGCGTGAGACTGTGGCAAAGCAGTTCGGTGAAGTCGTTGCCAACTCACTGCAAGGTGACGCTCTTGACGAAATGTTCAAGAAGTGTGGTTCTGCTGCACCACTTGGCACCAACTCAGCTATGCAGCAACCGGAAACGGGCGCCCCAAAAGCTGACGAATACTTTAAGTAAGGGGGATATTAGATGTCTCGTTACAATCGCGTAAACCTTGACGGTAAATCTGTCACTGAAACACGTACCGTTGCGGCTGCATTGCTCCCTGGTACTTTTGCAACTATCGCATCAGATGAGTTTGCCGCCGCTGCTACTGTATCTGGTCGCATGTATCTAATGCATCCAGCAAACCATCAAGGCCTAACAATCACAGAAGCAACGCCGCTAGGTGATTCTGGCGTGGGTGAATATGTCGAAGATGGTCGAGAGCTTGCAGTTCTTGTTCCTGCTGGCACTTATGAAAAAGACACACCTATTGCATTAGGCACTGCTGGCAAAGGTAAGATCGGTGTAGAAGGCACTGACGTAATACTCGGCTACTCACAAGATGAAGTTACACTAACTGGTGATGACTTTATCCGTGTTCGTTTCCGTTACGTTGCGGCTTAATAGGAGAAATTGAATGTACTTCACTAAAGAAACACTCGCTGCTAACCGCAACGTTCAAGGTCACTGGGATGACCTTTGGGCGACTCGTAATATCATGAGCGCGAATATGCAGCAAATGATCGCAGCTAACCAAGCGCACATGACGCAAGAAATGATCGCTGCTAACGCTGCTGCCGGTTACGCGAAAGACTTCTGGCAAGAAGTTGACCGCATGGTAGTTCAGTCACGCGAAGAAACAATCGGTATGGAAATGCTGAACGACCTTCTTTCTGTGCAGACAACTCTACCAATCGGCAAAACGGTCAAGTCATACAACATCGTTGGTAATATCGCAGAAGATGTGTCGGTAACTATTGATGGTCAAGCGCCGTTTAGTTTCGATCACACAGACTACGATTCTGACGGCGACCCAGTTCCAGTGTTCCTTGCTGGTTTTGGTGTTAACTGGCGTCACGCCGCTGGCCTTAACTCTGTTGGCCTTGATTTGGTGCTTGACTCTCAAGCGGCTAAGTTGAAAGTGTACAACGAGAAGCTAGTTAAATACGCGCTTGACGGTGCTGCTGGCATTCAAGTTGATAGCAAAGCTGGTCAAGGTCTACGTAACCACCGCAACACCAAGAAAATCAACCTTGGTGCGTCTGGTTCCAACATCGACCTAACAAGCGCACCACCTGCGGAAATCTTAACATTCTTCACTAAAGGCGCTTTCTTTGATAATGCTATTGAAAACTACGTTACTGTCTACGACGTTGTTTGGGTACCACCTCAAATCAAAGCAAATCTTGGTCAAGATTACGTTGTTAACGGCGTAGTTAAAGGCACTATCGAGCAAGAGCTTATCGCTCGCGGTAAAGTTCGTGAGTTCCGTGAAACTTACGTTATGTCTGGTAACGAGTTCTTGGGTTATGAGCGCAAGCAATCAACCGTAACTCCACTTATCGGCATGACAACTGGCGTTACTCCGCTTCCACGACCAATGCCTAACAGTAACTATAACTTCCAAATTATGGGTGCTATGGGTATGCAGGTTAAAAAAGATAACGATGGTCGTTCTGGTGTTGTTTACGGTGCAGATCTAGGTTAATGGTGGATAAAATGGCAGAAAAGAAAAAGTACGTTGTAAACATCCCTTGGAGTGGCGTTAAAAAAGGTCAGGTCGTGGAGTTTGAAGAGCTTCACCCAGCACTGAAAGCCAACGTATCGCCTTATGTTGAATTTGACTCATCGGAAGATGAAGAAAAGGCAAAGTCAGTGGCTGAGCAAATTATCGCAGAAGCCAAAGCAGAAGCTGAGAAAATCTTAGCTAATGCCAAAGCAGAAGCTGGAAAGCTGACCCCTGCAACCCCTGACTCTAAGTCAACCGCAACCAAGAAGTAAAACCTTATGGCCTCACTAAATGGTGGGGCCATTCTTGAGGCAATCATGATCACATCAGAGCAAGCAAAGCAGTATTTAGAATCGCAAGGAATTGACACAGACACCACACCTGACTTTATTGTCGATGGATGGGTGGAGTTAGCCAATTCAATTCAATCGTGCCTAGATGAACACTACAGCGCGAATAGTGCTTTGCTTATTCAATGCTATCTAATATCGCTAATGGCATACTCTCAATCTGATAAGATGCTATCTAGCCAAACCTCACCTAGTGGCGCTTCACGCTCATTCAAATACAAGAATTTTGCGGATAGATGGAAGGGCCAATTAAACCTATTGCGAAAACTTGATACTCACGGGTGCGCTAACGAATTAATCCATAGCGACCCGACTGTAACGGCTTATGCTGGCTTGTGGATTGGTAAAGGTGGCTGCAATGTCTAAAACGGCTAATTGGTCATACACCAACACAGCTACGGTTAAACCACTGCTAGGCTTTGACCAATGGACTCAGCAAACGACCTACGGCGATGAATACACTATCGAATGCACTTGGGAGGCGAAAAGCGAGCAAATGCGCGATAGTGAAGGGAATGAATTCGTAACCAAGAACATCATTTACACCGAAGATTCGCGCCCTAAGTATCTAGACCTAATCAAGCTGAATGGTAAAGATGACTTTGAGGAAATCCGCACGGTGAATGAGTATGATATGTCGTTCTTTAATGAAACTCCTGACTTTGAACTGGTGACATAATGAAAGCTAAACAGGTTATTGAACAGGCGTTAAACCGATTGTTAGATGAGCACGATGAAGACCCGCGCTCTCCACTTGTCCGTGATTTGCAAAAGCTG